TCCTAATTTATCATCTGTTGGATATTCGGCATTTCAAAATAGTAATTTTACTACAATAACAATTGGATCTAATGTTTCATTAGCAACAGACTGCATAGGTGCTCATAGTGCTGAATTTATAAGTGATTATAATGCTAATGAACAAAAGGGCGGCACATATATCTGGAATTCAGAAAATAACCATTGGGTATATCAAGTATAAAAATAATAAGTCATGTCTAATGAAATACAATTAATACGTAGCATATCAAATCCTACAATAAAATTAGATGATATCATCATTCCAGACTCGTGGGAAGGAACATCATCAGATAATAAAAACATAGAGAATCAAAAAGGATATAAAATGTATGGAGATTCATTTCCATTGATAAAAATAAATGATTATATATTTACTAGTGAACAAATCATTAGAATTGAAATAAATGATAGTGAATATATACCAACAATAAATGCTACATTACTTATAAGTCAAAAATTATTTTATACAACATCATATCCAAAGGATGGAGATATAATATCTATATTTATAAGAAGCGGAAATAAACTATTAAAGCCTATTAGAAATGATTTTGAAATAATATCAGTAACAACAAATCTATCGCGTGGTGGAAATGAACTAACATATGAAAAAATATCAATATATGGAATCTTACATATTCCGGGAATTTTAAACCAGAAATGTTTTTCTGTAAATGGAACATCATTAGAAGCAATGTTAGAAATTTCAAATAAATTGGGATTAGGATTTGCGACAAACGAAACCTCAACAGATGATTATCAACGGTGGATATGTCCATATTCAAAAACAATAGATTTTATATATGACATATCATTATCATCATGGAAAAATACAGAATCATTTTTTACATTTTTTGTAGATACATATTATTATTTAAATTTTGTAAATATAAATCCATTATTTTTAGATTTAGAAGAATCTGAACTTGGTATAATGACAGATGAACTGTTTTCAACAGATTATACTTCTGATGATGAGAAAGCATTATATAAGGGTAATGTCATACTTACTAATTTTTCACATTTTGAAAATAGCGAAATATTCATTAGAAACTATAGATTAGAAAACAACTCATACATTAGCAACAAATATGGACAAAAAATCAATTTGATGTTTTATGATACTATGGAACAAGAATCTGAAAAGATGTCTATAGAAACATTGATAACAAATGGAAAAGAAGATAATCATATAATTTTAAAAGGTAGACCTAATGAAAATTATTATTTAGAGCAAACAAAAACAAAATGGAATGGAGTTATCATTGATGATAATGTGCACGATATGTATAAAATTTCAAAGATGAATAATTTTCATAATAACAATCAAATAAATAAATTATTACTAAATGTGGAGATGAGTAGAATAAATTTTAATTTACGTCGTATGCAGCCAGTTATGTTACTCATATTTGTTGTAGATGATACACAACGAAAAGAATTTAATATGCCGCAATCTATTAAAAACCAATATAAAGATGATGAGATGCCATTTTCTATTGACCAATTTTTTTCCGGTTGTTATGTTATAAAAGATATAAAATATAGATATGATAGAAAAGATAAGGACAACGGAAAATTCTATCAAACGATGACCCTTATGAGAAGAGAATGGCCAAATCCAAAAATTTTAGTAAATCAATAATATTATCTAGTAGACCCTACATAAGGATATCTCAATTGTCCTTCTGCATTATCAATGATATCGCATATATGAGATTCCTGCACAACATATTGATTTAATATAGTATCTTGTTTATCAGTATTTATTGTTCTATTATATAATCTTATATTTGTTATATCCATATAAGAAGAGTTTATATAATATTTAATATTTGTGCTTCTATCTTCAGTTTCAATATCTACTAAATTTGATACCAATAATTTTAATCTAGTTGATTTTGGTTCATTTATTTTTGGATCCCATTGAATCTTCCATATATTTATACCTAATTTTTTAAACAAATTACTTACATTTATAAATATTGAATACCATTTATCATAATTTACAGTATCCTTCAAATATGTATAATATTTTTTATCATTTAATGTGCATACAACAAATTTATTATCTATGATATCTATGCTTATTCCTTTTTTATTATTATAATCATAAGAGCAAATAAGATTAGATGTATAATATTTAGAGATATAAAGGTCAGTATAATTTTGCCAAGAAGGAAATAATAACATCATTGTATCATATATTTCCTTATTTACATCTATTTCATATTCCATAATATTAGATTGAGATGATATGCTAATTATCTTGCCAAATATTAAAAAATTAGAATCACTTTTTCTTTTTATAATAACATCATCATCAATGAGGCAATTCATTTTTTTATTTGTTTTTATCTTTAATTTATATAAATAATTATCATAATTAAATTCAGTTATATCATATTTGTATGATTTACATTCATTTAGTTTAAACCATGATGAATATGCAATATCTTTATTTTTGTGAAAATCATTTGCAAAATTATATTCTATTGCTTTATTGCGTACAAATGATGCAGGAATATTACATGCTGTACTTAATTTATCATTTTCAAATTCATTATATTCATTTTCATATATGCTAAATTGAGAATTGTCGTTAAATATATCACAAAGATAATAATTTTTTTCATATATAGAATTGCCATTGGAATATGAAAAGATATTTTCATTTAAATTTGTTAAGATTTTCATTGATGATTTCATCTCATATGTAATATTATTATTGTTTCTATTTAGACGGGTATAATATTTTTTATTTTTCTTAAATGTAATATTATCTATATGTAATTTTATAATATTCTCTTTTAATGTAGATTCTAAATTATAATAATATTCTGATATTACGGTATAATAATTTACTATTGCATAATCATATATTTTCATATCATTATCTATAAAGCTTCTTACAACATCTGATGTTGTTGTTTTAATATTAAATTGTTGTTCATTTGTTGTATCTTTTAATTCTATGTTTGTTTCATCTAAAAATAGTTCATCAGATTTTATTGTATAAGATTCAAGAGTTTTTATATCATCATTTTTTTCTGTATTTATCTTTGGCTGCCATTTTACAAGTTGTACCTTAAAATATATAGGAGTGTACATAAAATCATTATACATGACAGAACTTGCAACCTCATATATTCTATTTGTCAATGGAAAATATACAATATCTTTTTTTTGCGGGCCAGTACCATCTCCAAATATTTTTTGAAAATAGTCTTTATGAATATGTATTTCGAATGGTAATTCGAAGTCTATGCCAAATGGATTTACATTAAGTGCTGGCTGTGGAATATTATTTTCGGGGATAACAATTTTCATCAATTTTTTATCCTGATAATCATATAATGTATATTCTTGCAGTATTACATCCTGATGTTTTTTATTTGGATCTATCTTATAATAGTATACATCTATTCCAAATAAATCATTTGCCATCAAATTTAAATCTTTAAATAATGATATAGCCTTATCAACCTTGTATGGCTCAAATGTACATCCACTTTTATATATAGATTTATATGTATATAAACTATCAGAACTAACATCAAGTTTCACTTGATTATCATTTTCAAAAGAAATATAATCTAATGTAATATTATTTACCTTCAATGGACCACCAGCTAATAATATGTATCTAAATTGAAAATATACCATTTCAAATGATCCTAATTTTTTAAGAGAATCAATAGATAATTCTTGATACTCCGAATATATATTTCCATCTAATGAATATCTAAATTCTTTTTTATACATAGTGCCTATTCCCATATCTACAATATCTTCATTAATATTTGTAAATGACATAACATTCACATATGGCTCTTTTGTAGTTATAACTATATACTCACCAGACTGATCTAAAATATTATTATCCATTTATATTAAAATATTTTATTTTTTTTTTATTTTCTTATATATATATAATAAAATATGAAATAAAATATGGATATTGATAAAAAGCAATTTAATGACAACGGATGGGATAAATATGGAAAACTTGTCCTAAATGAAATAACAAGATTGAGCAATAATTTAAATGATTTAAGTTTTCAAATACAAGATATAAAGCAAGAAATCATAGAATTAAAAGCTATTCAAGAAAAAATAAATGATATAGGAGATTGGAAATTAAATATTTCAAAAATAGTTTCAGTAAATCAATTAAATGAGATGATAAAAGAAATTGAAGAACTAAAAAATTTTAGAACTAAAGCTACTACTATATTTACTATCACACAATTTATAATTTCAACAGCAATAGTATTATTATCAATGTTTTTAAAATAATGATTTTATTAAATATCAAAAATTATATTTATATATGCTTAAAAAAATATTTTTTTAAAAGATATATATAAATAAAAAAAATTATTATTAGCATTTAAAAATATATTTTCATGAAAATAAACAAGTCAATAAAAACCGAAAAAAATGAAAAGGTTTATTGTATGGAATCATATGCTCAAGAATCATATGAAAAATACAAATCATTTCCTTTTATAAATAAAAATTTTAAAAAAGGAGATGTTTTTAATGTGATAGATATAAAGCGAACATCTGATGAAAATTTGTTCGAAGCTGTGTGTGAAAATTATGTGAATTTATTTTTCAACTTTAAAAAAGAAAAAAAATTCTTCTCATTATATGAATTATCATATGATGATTTTATAAATTATGTAGATTCTGGATCATTTCATGAAATTCTAAAAACTCATAATTTTAAAATCATGATAACAGATGCTGAAAATATGATGGGGTCTTTCTTTGACGCACATAAAATTACATTATCAAAAGAATTTTATAATCAAATAAAAGATAATAGCATAATATATGTTGGAAAAATTGTTGATAAAAATCACGGAGGATTTTTTGTTGATATATCAGGAATTATAACATTTATGCCTGGATCATTAGCATCTGCTAATGTATTGTTAGATTTTGATGGTATGATAGGAAAAGAAATAAATGTTATGATAGAAGGATATCAAAAAGATAAAAATATTTTTATAACATCAAATAAAAAATATTTAAAATATATAATACCTATAGAAATACAAAAATTTAATATAGATGATATTTTACCCTGTAATGTCACTGGAGTATCAAAAAATGGTATATTCGTAGAACATGATTACAAATTCACAGGATTTATAAAAAAACAAGATATGTCTCAACAATTAAGAGACAAATTTATAAATAATGATATTAAAAACGGTGATATGCTATTATTAAGTATAAAAAATATAAACTATAATAATAATAAATTAGAATTTAAATCAGTAGAATAATATAAATAACAAATTAAAAATATAGATATATGAAATTAGGATTAATGATGATTGTAAAAGATGAAAAAGATGTCATTTTGAGATGTCTAAAATCAGTATCATCAATAATAGATTATTGGACAATTGTAGATACAGGTTCAACAGATGGAACACAGAATATTATAAAAGATTATTTCAAAGAAAAAAATATTCCTGGTGAACTTATAGAAATAGAATGGAAGGATTTTTCTACATCTAGAAACGCTGCCCTTATGGCAATAGAACCTCACGTAGATTATGCTATGTGGATAGACGCTGATGAAGAATTAATAATTGATAATACAATATTTGACAAAGAAAAAACATTAAAAGGAGATGCAATAGCTATAAACACTATGTATAATGGAATACTATATTCTAGAAAAAGTATTATAAAAACAAATATTGGATATAAATGGTATGGGCCAGTTCACGAAATATTAATTAAAAATAATGAAAAAGAAATTAATGTAGCAGATGGAATATTTGTATTGGTAAAGGCAGAAGGCAACTCCTGGAAAAATATAAAAAATAAATATTCAGAACACGCAAAAATATTAGAAGAATATATAAAAATAGATGATGACCCTAGATGGATATTCTATTTAGCACAATCATATAGAGATTCAGATAATTATGAAAAAGCATTAGAATATTATCAAAAACGGCAAGAAATAAAAAAAGGACATCAAGAAGAAATATTTTATTCGAAATTTATGATGGGATCTATCTCATATATTTTAAAAAAAGATGAAAAAGATATTATATATTGGTTTCTAAATGCACATGAATTTGACCCTTTAAGAGGTGAACCAATAAAATCATTATCAAAATATTATTTTCATAAAAAAAGCTATGATAATATGTTTATATTTGCTCAATATGGACTAATATATAATATGAAAAATCCATATCCTAAACGTTCATTATTTTTAGATACAGATATATATGACTATGAAATGTTAGAAATCTATTCTATTGCATGTTATCATACAGGTAGAAAAAAAGAAGGAACTGATGTATATTGGAAAATGCGAGAACAAATATCTAAATTTCCACAAAATAGATTTACATCACAACAAATGAATATAATATATAATAATGAAAAATATTTTAAAAAATAATATAATATGAGTACATCATTTATAAAAAAAGTCACTAGCACTAATATATACACAAATACTCCTGGACAAGGAATAGATACACCTGCATTTTCAATAGAATTATCTGATTATACAGATGAGCTACAACAAAAAAATAATGATAATAATTTAGAAGACTATGATAATGAAACTTATAACTTGAAAGTAAATGATATTATATTTTTTAAATATAAAAATAAAACAAAAAAAGGAATTATAAGAAAAATATTAAAAAATGAAAATGGAAATGTTTATAAAATAACTGTTGATACAAATGAAGATAATAATACATTTGATATAAATCCAACGCAAATAATAAAAACAAAAAAACCTAATATAAACGCATCGAATGACGATGTTATATCTACACCATCAATGTCTGAATCAGAAAGCACAAAATTGACATACATAAATTCTTTTAATGAATATATAAAAAAAAGAAGATAAAAATATCTTATATAATTTTTTAATTTCAATAAATAAAAAAACTCCCATCTTTCAATGGGAGTTTTTCGTTGTATATTATATTTAATATAATACTATACAATAGAAATATTATTAGTATCAACATAAAAAGTATAATATTGAGATTCTGGAAAATGTCCAGCTTCTGTTATAGCATATCTACTTTTCACTGCTACCTTAGGACTCATTGATGCCTCAGAAATGGTTTCAAATGTTTCTGCTATTAAATATGGCATATATTTTAAACCTGGATCTTCATCTTTACCTTTTCTACCTACGCAAATTCTTGTATCAGCAAAATCCATATTAGGATCTACATAAATATTTAGACCTGCTAGACTTCCAAGAGGATATAATGAACCATTATCCTGAGAAATTGTATTAGATACTGGTGCTAATGAAAATTGTGCATTATTTTGTAAAACTGTTGCTAATTGTAAATTGGTTACAATAAAGTTTCCTTGTCCGCGTCTACCTCTTTGTAAAACTATATTACTAGCAGCAAGAATTTTAGTTAATAATCTACGATGAATTGTCATTTCATTTTCATTAGAAACACCACCACTAGTAGCATAAGATATAAACTCATTGACAGGAATATTATAAATATGACCATCTGGACCATATCCATTTTTATTATGTACATTTCCTGCTGGATTTAACGAAGAGTTCAAAGTTACTCCTTCTGATTTATTCATTCTATAATTGTTGAACCAACCTAATGCGAATAATCTTGCTAAAATTTGTTTATTATTAGATTGACTTAATTCATTTATTAATGAATTTTGAACTAAACCTATTACATCATATCCATATTGTTTGTTCAAATCTTGAATTTGTTCTATTGTTACGGAGCATGCTACTTGAACAGATTTAGCTTCAATCCATTTAGTATATGTTCGTAAGCCCATATTTCTAAAATATGTATTTTCGCCTACTCCACGTTTCATACCATCTGGAAGACCTTGGTCTGCTTCATTCCATGGCCCATACCAATCATTTGAATCTATTGCTCCAGCACCAGCAAATCCTTCAATATGATCTTCTAATGCTTTTACCAATGAAATTTGATTTATAGTAATATTTAATGCAGTTCCGCCAATAGATATTGTTCCACCAATTAAATCAGTTAATACAGGAGCAGTTTCTAAATTTGATATAACTCTAAAAATAGGATCTCCATCGTATCCAGAATTACCGACAAATTTAACGTCAATAAAGTTACTACCATTTGTTATTCTATATGTAGTACCAATGGTAGCATATGTTGCTCCTTTATTAAACCAAGATGATTCAGATCCGCCTAATATTGTTTTGAAAATGCTTGGTTTTAAAAATGTATCTTCTCTACCACCACCATATACATAATCTAAATAGACTAATGTACCAGCTGGGTTTTGCATAGGAATTACATTGACTAAATCAAATCCTATTGTTCTTTTGGCAACTTGTAATGCCATAGGTAATAACATTGGAAATTTATCACCTGACCCGGAATCACCATAGACTCCGCCGATAGAACCTGGAGTATATACATTACCCATAAAACCGGCAATATTTCCAGCAGGAGGCATACCTAACATAGAAAAGTTTGCTCTTTCATTTAATGCGTGATAATGACTATATTTTGACATCCACGACATTTTATATGGGTCTGCAATTCCAAGTTCACTTTCTAATAATGGAGACCATGTCTCCAAAATTTGAGATTCATTAATATTCATAATTTTAATTTTTTTTTGATTTGTAGAGCTCTAAATATATCTATTAATATCTCTCTATATTAATAGACCACAATATCTGTGTTTTTATCACATAAATAAATTCTATTATTTTATTTATGCTTTTATTTATATAAACTATCTTCTTTTTTTGATAGTTTTTTAAAATTTATTTTGTTTATTTAATATTTTTTTAACATTATTTATATATTCTGTCGAATATCCATTTTGATTATCATTAGTTTTATTTTTTTGATAATTTTTACTTTCGTTGATATTTACAGATAATTTTTTAGATTTTAAAGCAGGAACAACGTATTTATTCCAAAATGCAAGAGCTTTTTTTTCATCTGATAAATCATAATACTTACATTTAGCTATTATAGGTTTCTTAACATCATCTGATAGATCTTCCCATATATCTTTTTTGTCATCCGATAAAAATGATATCCATTTTTCGCAAGATTCATCTGAATCAATATCATTATTTTCAATTTCATTTAGATTAGATTTTTTATTATCATTTTTTGATTTATCTTGTGAGCTATCATCCTTTGATTTATCTTTTGAATTATTATCTATCAATGGAGAAACATATATATCCCAAAAGTTTTTTACATTGTATGAATTATTAAGATCATAAAATTTTGATCTAGCCTCTATTGTATTTTTTAGTTCATCATCAAGATTATCCCATATTTTTTTCAAATCACTTGATAAGAAGTCTTGCCACGGTCTATGTTTATTTGAATTTTCATTGTTTTTTGTTTCTTTATTTATATTTGTAAGATCGTCTATTTTTTTAGATTTTACCTCTTCTAAAAGTTTGTCGATTCTATTTACAATTTCTGTACCTTGCTCTGATAGATTTTCATCTATATTTAGAATATTAGAATTATTTTTTTCTAATTTATTATTATATTTTTTATTTATAATAAAGTCGTCATTAGATAATTGATTATTTACGCTTTCAGCAACATATTCAGAATATAAAATATTTTCATTGAGATTTTTCTTTAAATATTCAGAATATGCAATAATAGTATTTATTTCTGTTTCTATATTTTCCTTTAAATAATTAGAATAATTTATGATATTATTTGTAGATTTTTCTAAATTTTTAATATCTGATTTATTTTCATCCGTTATATTTATATATTCATTTATTTTATCTTTTATATATTCTGTATAGTTTGTATTTTGTTCAAGGCATTCCTTTAAATAATTACAATAAGCCATTATATTTTTTAGTTGTTGATCTACATGATTGTCATTTAGACTTTCATTAACAACATCTTTTACATAAGATGTATATTTTATACTATTATCTAATTCTTTTGATAAATATATAACATAATCTTTTAGTTCATTTAGTTTTTTATTTTCTTTAAGATTTTTATTTAAAGATTGTTCTAATATATTAATTTTTTCTTCTAGTCTATCAATATTATTATATTGATTATTTTCATTAATATTATCTTCAAGATTTTTTAATCTTTTTGTTATATTATCAAAATCTTCTTTTAAAAGAAGAGTATAATTATTTAATTCTTCTTCTGTGACATAATTGCTCATATTATTATTATTTTTATTTGAAGTAAAATCATTTTTAATTGATTCGATAAATTCTGGGTTTTTATCAGTTATATCATATATAGCTATATTATCATCATATATTCCCAAGCTTTCATTTATTTTTTTTAGTCCAGCTTCTTTAAATCCAGGATCTGCAACTAAATCATATGTTTGAATCATTTGTATTTTTACTTTTTTATCTGGCTTTACAATGCCTACAGCTCGTGATGATATGCTTAGTGTTACTCCGGATTCAACTAATTTTTTTGCAATTTCTCCTTGCGGGGTATTTAATAGTCTAAGTCTTCCTCGTATAGTTCTTGTATTTTTGTCATACTCTATGCTTTCTATTTTATGAGATACCTTGCTTAAAGATATTTCTAAACGATCCGGATGGTCAAGTTCTCCTAATAAATTATTTTTTTGTATTTTCTCCTGTAATCGTTTTAAATGAGGAAAATATTCATCTTCTTCATATATACGATTATTATTATTTAATTCTCCAAATTTAGCAAACACACCCTCTAAAATAATATCATCATCCGAATCTTTTTTATATGCTAATGGAATATTAGCATCTTCTAATATTAAAACTAATTTTTCATCATTTTTCATTTATAATAATGTTTTTATATATATATATTAAAAAAAAATATTTTTTTTTAATATTTTTTTAATATTTTTTTTTATATATATATATATATTAAAAATAAAAAAAATGATAAATAATAATAAATTTATATTCGAAAGCATTATTTACAATTATAATGAAAAAGCACAAAATATTCAAATAAATGATAGTCAAATAAAAATTGTAAAAAAAATATACGAAAGCATACAATATGAAAATGTTCATTTAATATGTAATTTTCTATATTTTAAAAGGCATAATGAAGAAAAACAAGTAAGATATCTATTAACAAATGGAACAAAATCAATAGGAATAAATTTTATATTAAATACAACTAAAATAAATAGTTTAGATTTTTATGAATCATTAAATAAAAATAATTATTATACAATATATAATATTGATAAAAATTCTATTCCATTAATAATTACTAATTTTTTTAATGATACTATATCTACAAAAACATTAAATATTAAAGTTTCTATGTCTGACAATACTACCAAAAAAGAGATAAAACCAGATGAAGAAATAAAAGAATCTTTATATGAATATGGAAATCCAACAGTAGTATTTAAAAATTTAGATTTATATGTTCAACTTATAGTAAACACAGAAACAACGTCATTGATAATATCAGGACAGCCTGGTGTTGGCAAAACATATACTGTTACAAATTCTCTTGAAAAGTATAATGCAGATTATATAAAAATAACAGGAAGATCAACTGCACATGCATTATATGTGGCCTTATATGAAAATAATGGAAAAATAATTCTTTTTGATGATTGCGATAAGGTATTATTTGATACAGATGCAATAAGTATATTAAAAGCAGCATTAGACAGTAGCCCTAAAAGAAAAATTTCTTGGCTGTCAAAAGGAGAAATTAAGTCTGATGATGGGAAAATTATTCCAGATTCATTTGAATTTACAGGAAAATGTATTTTTATAACAAACTCTCCATTGAAAAAAATTGATCGAGCTTTATGTTCAAGGAGTATGGTAATAGAGGTTGCATTTACCCCAGAAGATATGCTCAAATATCTCAATACAATTGTTGAAAATATTGATATAGATTGCCCGAGTGATGTAAAACATCAAGCATTAGATTTTATTGCTATAGCATATAGACAAGGATATGATGTTGAATTAAGTGTGCGAAGTATCATAAAGGCAATTCACATAGGATCTCTAAATATATCTATAACAGAAATGTTTAATCTTATTGTACAACAATGTAAAAAAATACAAAAATAAATATATGAAAAATAATGATAAAATATATAATCAAATAAATGAAATTTATAATAAATATTATAAATATGATTTTAATGAAAATGAAGAAATATATGAAAAAATAAATATTTTAGAAACTATATCAAATCTGTTTAAATCAGTATCAAATTGGATAAAAAGAAACTTCTCTCCTAAAATATCAAAAATACATGATCTTGCTGATCAATATGAAAAAGCATTATATGAAGAATATAAACGGCTATATTTAGAAAATGATGCTGTTAACTATTCTAGGGCATCAAAATTTTATTATGATGAACTCAGTATTTCTAATAATATTTTAGAAAAAATAGAAAATTTAGTTGGAGACGATAACTACTTTAAAAAATTAGCAAAAAATATAATCAATCAAAAACAAATAAATGTAAAAGAAAAAATTTTAAATGAAATGAAACTTAAGGCATCAAAAGATTCTGATGATCCTAAAAAAATTGATGAACTATCTAAAAAAATAAAAGAAAAAAAAGAAAATGTTATACGCGAATATGATGAATTAATTTATAAAAATAATAATGAAATAAAAAAATATGAAAATCTTATAAGTAATTTAATAAATCAAAAAATTAAAAATAAAGATAATATCTTTTTAAAAATGTTTTTTTCATCTCAAAATAATTTTGATGAGAACAAATGCTATTCTTTTTTATATTCTATAATACTAATGTATGAATCATCATCTGAATATCAAAAAAATACAAAAGAAAAAAATACAATAGACAATAACACATTTATAAAATTATATAATGATTTTACTAAAGAAATAATGAACATATATGATAAGTATAATTCTAATAATATAGAAATAATATCATATGATGATATAATATCAAATATTATAAAAAATATTAATTTTAAAAAAGAAAAAAATAAATTATCAGAATATAGTATAAATGATTTATTTAATGATGTCAAAAAAAATATATATCTACTATATAAAAATAAATATCAAGAGTTATTAGATAAAGAAATAATAACAAAAGATACAGAAAATCTTATCAATATAGACAATCAGAATATAAGTAAAAATAATAAAATAGATAAAAATTATAAATATGATTATACAAATAAAACATTATCTATTGATGATGTTAAAAAAAATATTTCTGATGAAAAAAATGTAAAAGATGATGATATTAGCATAGAAGATGCTAAAAAATATATAAATGAAAAAATAACAAAATTTTTTGAAAATGAAAAAGATATAATCATAGAAAATATAAATCAAAAAATATTAAATATAAAAAATGAAACAGATCAAAATATAATAAATAAATATAAAATATTAAATGAAAATTGTCAAGAAATAAACATTACATTAGAAAAAGATGAGAAAGATTATGAATATTTAAAAATTATGATATTTGAAGACTTTCCTCAAATTGCAGGATTACTATATTTTCAAAAATTTTTGTATTTTTTTAAAAATCCAAACTATAAACAATATACTATTTTTATTGTATTTGATAATTTTTGCAAATACATATCATACATAATATTAGCTAAAATTACAGATATAAAAGATGTTAAAAAAAATTTATCAAAAAAAATGTCGCAAAATGCTATTAGCAAAGTACAAAAATATTTAAATGAAATAAATAATAATAAAAAAAAATAAAAATATGCAATATGTAAAAAGTTTTAAATTTTCTTCAGATAATTTTTTAAATGAAGAGATATTATTATCATCAGAAAATGATATAGAAAAAATAAAAGAATTATTTTCTGATCCTGAAAAATTAGAAAATGAGATTTATAAAAATATAACTAATAACAATGATATTAAAATGTTTAATAACAAAAATATTAAAAAAGACGAAATAATATTTATTTTTTTAAAAAGTGAAGAAAATAATGTAATCTTATGCGCTAAAAAACTTTGTGATTTAGATAATGAATTATCTCTATATTTATTAATTGGATGTAATGACGAAAATGTCATAAAATCTTTTACTGGTGATACAAATATAGAAAGCTTATCAAAAAATGAAATTATGATTATAATCAAGGACATCGTTAAAGAAAAACCATTAGAAATAAAAATTTTTAAAAATATTATGAAAGATGAAAAAAGTTATGTATCACAATTTCCAATAGCCGGCGTCATTAAAGAAATAAACATAAATTTAAAATAAAAAATTAAAAAAAATGACCCCAGAACAATATAAAAACATAATTTGGAAAATATTATCATTGTTAGAAACCGTTATGATTGGCGCTGGTGGTGTTTCAAAAGAAACTGCAAGAAAAATAATTTTAACTATATACAAATCTATCACAGGAGATACATCAATATAAATTATAAAAAATTATAGTTTTTTATATAATATAAAAATCACAAAAATATGGAAAACAACGAAACCCAAAATTTAGAAAATGCTGAAAATAATGAAAAGATAGAAAATGAAGTTTCAGCAAATGATAATGAAAAAAAATCAGAACCGGTAGAAATACCTGAAAAATTGACGCAGCAACAAGCTCTTCAAGTTTTAATAGAAGCAGCTAGGGTATCTCAAAGTAAAGGAATATTTACATTAGATGATGCCGAATTAATAAACAAAGCTATCAGGGCATTTATTCCGCAAGGACCAATTCCATCTAAATAATTACATGGACGAAGTAAAATTAAATGTGTATCCATCCTTTGACAATCATGCTGATATAATTGTCAATGGATGGAAACCACTTCGCATTTTATATTCATACGAACGTATATCAACAGCAAATTTTCTATTTTGGAAAATAGAAAATACAGATAAAATATTTAAAATATTAGATACAGACTTATATAGATATTCTGGTACAAATCTTGTAAATCATTTTAAAGACACATTAGAAAAACTTCGAGAAGATTATCTAATATGGGAGAAATTAGGATTTCCAGAAGAATGGATGAAAGATTATGAAAAAAATTATAAAAATTTGATATATAAATAAAAAAAATATGGATTTAAACTTATATATTTCAATAATCATTGTTGATGAAGATGATGATAAAAATGTAAAAAAAATAGGATTGTATAAAAATTCAAATACATTGCAATCTGTTCAAATGAAATTTGATTACTCTGAAAAAAATCTTTCTAAATTCATAGCTAATAAGCTATATACAGATTATAACATAGAACTAAAAGATATAAATGATTTACTTTATATTGACCATTTTGCGGATGCAAATGAAAAATTTATAATCTATTGCTTTAAAATTAATAGTAATAAAATAAATAACAAAAAAATAAAATTATGTGATCTAAATATTTTAAAAGATATAAAAGATATTATAACATTAGCAACAATATACACATATTTAAAATCATTTATAGAATAATGGAAATTTGGATATCAGACACATCTTATTCAATATTAAAAAAGTCAAATACATATATCAAGTATTTTGGAAAAATTGATGTTAAAAAAATTTATAATGAGATTGGATATAAAGATATAAATGATATTGACAAATATGATAAATATATAATAAATAAAGAAATAAAAAAATGGTTTGTGTTTTATAACAAAAACAAAAAATTTTTTAGAATATTATATATTGTACCAAAATATAAAAAAAGCATTTTAAAAAATCTAATAAAAATTATAAAAAAAGAAAATCTAAAATACGATAAAATATATCTATATAATAAAGATACAAATACCTTTGATCTTATATATGAACTATAATTAAATAGTTCTAAATCTTAATGCCAAATGATGACATTTCAGATTTTAGACGCTTCAACGGCTTCGTAACCTCTGCCTCTGCGTCCGTTAGGTCGCCTGAACTCCTACGACCATATTCTAAAATATTCTGTGCTGCAAGTAAATCCCTTTGGTTAACAGCACCACAGGATTTACAAGTCCATTCTCTGTCAGATAGTTTCAAATCATCGTTTTTTGCTCCACACTTACAGGTTTTGCTGCTTGCAAAAAACCTATCTATTTTTATAAGTTTTTTTTCATACCAATTACACTTGTATTCAAGGATTGACACAAACTTACTCCAACTAACATCGCTTATAGCACTGGCCAAGCAATGGTTTTTTAGCATACCATTGACATTTAAGTCTTCAATAAATATCCTATCGTAGTTATTTACTAAAAATGTGGTGTAATTGTGAAGAAACCAATCTCGTTGATTAACTATTTTTGTATGCAATCGTGCTATTTTTAATCTACATCTTTCGTATCTGTGGCTGCCTTTTTGTTTTCTGGAAAGGTGTCGTTGCAATCTTTGTAACTTCGCTTGGCTTTTGCGAAGAAACTTAGGATTGTCAATTTCTATTTCATCAGATTGTGTGGCAAAAGTTTTAATTCCTAAATCAATTCCAACTTCTTTATTAGTTTTTGTTTTAGGTGTTACTTCTGTTTCAATCAGAATAGAAGCAAAGTATTGTCCTGATGGATTTTTGCTGATGGTTACTGACATTAACTTGCCATCAGGTAGTTGTCTGTCAATAATCATTCTTATCTTTCCTATCTTTTCCAATTGTATTTTGTTGCCTATCACTTTAAACTTTTGATTAGGTAATCTGAAAGAATTTCTACCCTTTTTCTTTTTAAAAACAGGAAATCCTATTTTATTTTTTCTTTTCTTGCTAAAAAACTGTTTTAGAAATTGTTTAAAATCTATTTCTTTTTGTTGTATTGCCGCTGCACTGACTTCTTTCATCCACTCAAATTCTTTTCTTAATTCACTGCTTGTTTTAAAGTTGACATTAGGATTAGTATCTTTATCATAGGTTCTGAATGTAGCAACCTGATAGTTCCAGAAGAAACGAACACATCCAAAAGTTTTATTTAGTGAAACTTCCTGTGTTTTATTGGGATATATTCTGTATTTATACGCTCTTAGTATCTTCATTAACTATCTCTTATAATACTATAGAATTTCTATATCAAATATTAAAAAAAGATTTCATTTTACAGTTTGCGAGTCATAGTAATCAGCTCTAAAAGTAAATCCTGAAATAGTATATATTCCAGATGATGTATAATCTAGCTCAATAGCAGGAATGTTTGTTGTTGGAAATACAACTGGAAATGTATATTCACGAATTGTAACTCCTTCTCTATTATACAAAATAATTTTCATTGGTCCGCCAGCATAATCGCTTTTCATATGCATTTCTCCACTATATGGATCGAAAATTAAATTACACCATTCCTTTAATGCTGAATATACGTATATTGAATTATTTTTATTTATATTTACCTCAAAATCTATTGTTATATCAACATATGTGGTATCTAATTTAGATGCGGCATAAGATCTTGTCCATCCTTTATATGTTTGCGTTATTTCTGCCCCTGGTATTTTATCTATATCCAATCCTCCAACTTTAATAACTTGTTCCATCATTAACTCTCCTGGCCAAGAGCTTTGTATTATAAAAGGTGGGGTAACTGCAACATCAAATAAATTTGTATAAACAGGCTCGTACATTCCCATACTAGCCTCTGAATTTTTATAATGTGGTAATTTTGCCATAATATTTATTTTTTTTTAAATTAAAAATCCTTTTGTTTTAATTTCTCCTGTTTTATATATATGAATTCTATTTATAATTTTTTGCATACCTCTTACAGGTTCAATAGCTATATCAATTATTGCAAAAGACTGATTAATAATATCTGGGGTATTATTTGTTTCATTCATAATAACTTGATATGTATAAATACCGCCAGCTGAAACAACATTTTCTAAATATGATTCAACTAATGCTCGTATTTGCATTCTTAAATAGCTTGTATTTGCTTGAAATACATAATTATGTAATATAGATTCGATATTTTCTTCTAATGTTATTAACAAATCTCTAACATGAAGATTATTATATGCTGATAGAACTCTTTGATATCCGCTCTGATTTCCATATATCATATATCCAATACCATTTTTATATACAATTGGATTTATTCCAAATGGTTCTAAGTATTCTCTATCAGAATCATTAAAATTATATTCTAATCCAACAATATTAGGATTCATTAAAACACCAGTTTTTGGTCCAGCTACAATTGTAAATGGATGCCCATTCATAAATTTTCTAATAAAATTATTTGATACATCTGCTGCTGGAGGAATATTTATATTTTTGCCATTATATTTAATTGTCAAAAACGGGGCAAACATTCCTTGAAATTTAGCTCCATCTTCATCACTAGGTAATGAAAACCTAAATGAAGGAGACAAGTCTAAATTACCGCCATCGGCTATATATTTGCAATTTAATATTGGAACTGGATTAGCTGATGTTGGTTCATCTGTAAATCTTGGATCTTTGGATTCTTTAAATAATTTAATAGATGGAGCATTTAATAATGCCATACATGTTAATCTATTCTTTGCCAATTTTGTCAAATAATTTTTAGGAAATGAATTTTCTTGCAATCCACCATCAAATGTATCTACTATATATCTAAACACTATGAGATCACGATCAGACAATGCATTGAATAATCCAGAAACATTTGGGTCTAGCATTCCATAAATTTTTGCTAATTGTTTATTAGTTCCATCTGGTAAATGAAATTTAGTCAATTTAAATCCATTTAATAAAAATGGGTTATATGATGTAGCTGCATCGTCAATATTTTTATATCTTATAACATATTGCTTATTATTATTTGTATATGTATAAACTCTTTGGTTCACCTTTATTAGATAATCGCCATTATGAGTAGTTCCATCATATATTTTCTTTTTTGAAACAATTTTAGTTAATATGCATCTTGACATATCTCCTCTCATCATAGGATCAGATAATATATATTGTCCTATACTGAAATCTTTTTGATATGCTTCTTTTACATAAAATTCTGTATGAGTAGAGTTAATATCATTTATTTCTATAGATTTTGAATAATCACCTACTAATGAATATATTCTAAGAAGATTTAATGCTGATCCCGATTGTGTATTATCATAAATGTTATCAAATCCCCAATCTTTAGTACTATCAAAATTTTGATATTTTAATTTTAATATATTTATTCCATCTTGATCTTTATCAAATGAATGTATTACATTTAATTTTTCAGACTGTAGATAGCAAAGATCCCCATCTGTTAATAGTCCGTTCTTAAAATCTTTATATAATTTAGAACTTTCATATGCAATATAATAATTATTTGAACTATAATAAACAAATTTATCAGGTTCAATATATATTGTTAAAATTGGATTTGATGGTTTTACTGCGTCAAATTTTGATCCATAATATAATTTATATGTATTATTAATATAATTTATATATTCACCTCCAAAATATTCAGGAGTACTTATATCAACAGATAATTCTATATTAGTACTTCCAGTTACTCCTACAACTCTAAAATAATATATATTATTTGTATTTGATGCAAAAACCCAATCACCTTCTGATATTGTTGTAGTTGTTGCGCCAATAACAATTTTTCCAGATGTTGAATCAGTATTTAAAATTTGATAAAAATCATTTCCTTCTGTATATTTATCTGGATGAGATATTCCTAATTGCAATATTTTTTCATTATTATTATTTACAATTATATTTTTACTTATTATTGTACAATATTTACCTGTATCTTCATTTTTTAATATAGATTTATTTGCTTCAATTTTCCCAAATTCAAAAATATCACTATCATTAAAATATTTTAAATTTATATTCAAAACATTATTAAATTTACCATTATTTCCTAGTCCATAATAAGATGTATAATAAAATACGCCATCATTTTCATTTAAATGATAACAATTTAATGTTGCAGTATAGCCTTTTGGTGGAAGATTATCTGTAGAAGTTAGTCCAAAATCATAAACTATTTTATTATTTATTTCTGAATGATCTATATTTTCTTCATAATCTAATGATTCTTTTATATTTATATTATATGATAAAAAATTAATTTTTTCTGCCTCATATTGTATCAATGTATGTCCAACCATATCTATTCTTCCAGATGTATTATAATCATCAGGGTCGTAGCTATCTAATGCACTTCTATTTAATTCACAAAAAATACCTGTTGATTTATAATTATTATTTATAATTGTATCTATAGAATAATTAATATTGTTGTTATCAATCAAATCTGGTATTATGGAACCCTGAAATTTAGCTATCAATGTAACAGATTCATTATTTATAAAGTTTACAAATTTATCTTTTTTTAATCCTTTCAAATCAAAATATTCACCAAAAACGCTATCCTGAGAAAGCTGATATAAATTTGTCCAATCTCCTTTTATCAAATATACATCAACAAAATAATCTGAAATATAATCATATTCTTTTATAAATGCAGGAATTTCTGATTGCCCAAACCACTCTTTTGCTGTTATATCAAATCCTATTAAATCTGTAGATTTAGTTATTATAATAGTTGTATCGGTTTGACCTAGATTAACAAAATTAAATATTTTTCCTTTATTTGGAGACATATCGTCATTTACAATAGCATTAAAATAATTAGTATCAGGAAACCAAAATCCTTCTTTATTAAAAAATGAACTATATAATTCATTTTTCTTATTACCATTTTCTTCTGATGCACTTAATGAAAATGACATATAAGGAACCATATCAACAGGATAATTTTCATCTTGCCCATTATTTATAGGTAATAAATTCAAAGCAAAGCAAGGAGCAGTCTCAAGACATGTGAACAAACTTCTATGAAAAAACGACCCCTTATTTTCTAAATCCCTATCAATATCACCATATACTTTTTTTGCAGTTTTTATATCTTCTATATAAACAGGTGCATTAGGAATTCCTTTTTTAGAAAACCCAACGACTAATCTAGTAACTTGCGGATTTACACGTGGAACTTCTGTGTTGTCATATTCAAGAGTATAAACACCAGATGCTTTATATTTAGATAAATCAATGCTTATTTTTGCCATATTATTATTTTTTAATATATATATATTTTTTTTAAAAAAAAATTCATTAATTTATATCTATTGAAAATTTAAAAAAATAATGGATTGCGCCGGGTTTCACTTGAATAATATAAATTCAAAAACAATAGAATCATGGGAACAATGTAAAAAAGAAGATAGAAGACAAAAAAGAAAAGTAAAAAAAATATTTTTTTTATATATATATAATATTATGGAACAAATTCATAAAACATATAAATTTCGTTTATATCCTAACGAAAAACAAGAAGAACTATTATTAAAGCATTTTGGTTGTACCAGATGGGTTTATAATCATTTTCTTCTAAATGAGGGTTTAAGAATATTATCTGGGATGGTGATACCCAGTACACAAATGGAGGCCCAAACAAGACATTCCATCAGGAACGCACAAGCCTATGAAGTTTGTAGCTCAATGTAATTCAACGAGCAACCACAAAAGCTATTCAATACTAAATACTTACTTTTTCTCATATTTTATTTTTTTGATTTTGATTCCCATTTTCAATTTCATAATTAAAAATAATATAACTATTTTCATTATTAAAATACATAATATCTTTTAGATCATCAAATTTTATATTTATTTTTAATTGATAATTTTTGTAATAAATATTTGATATTTTAAAATATTTTGATATATTATCATTTTTTAAAAGGATATCATCTCCATTGGATAATTTATTTATATAATATTTATCTGTATCTATTGGAATTATTGTTATTATTGCGGTATTTTTATTTTTTATTATTATTTCATCAACATATATTTTAGGATTTAAATTATTTTCTAATGATGTATTTGGTAATAATTCATTAAAATCAGAAGATGTTAAAATTTTTTTATCGATCATTTTTTAAAATATATATAAAAATTAAAAAGATATTTTTATTGAATTAGAAGCATTTGATTTTAATATAGACGGTAGAGTAGCAGATAATGTTGAAACTCCTCCTAATGATGCTATTGATGTATCGATTGATGATGCTAATGCTGTCAATATATTAGAAAGCATTGAAGAATTTATAGCAGGAGATAATAGTCCCTGACCTATTTCAATATTTGCAGAGCTCAATAATATTTTAGATGATTTGATATTTATATTATTAGTTGTATTTATAGTTATATCGGATCCATTTATTTCAATTTTAGAATTAGAATTTTCTATAATTATAGTATCATCATTTAATTTTATTTTTAAATCATTTTTATTTTTTATAAAAATATTTGAATCTTTATCAATATTTATATTAGCATTTTTGCTAAATATATCTATACCATTTTTTTGTGTATATAATATTTTAGTATTTTCATCTTCATCATATAGTAATACATGCGCATTTTCGTAGCTATCTTCAATTTCTTTTAATAATGATTTATTAAGTTCCTGAATACAAATATATTCTGGGCTATAAATATCATTTCTATTAAAAATTACCTTTACCTTAGTACCTTTTTTGGGAATAGAAATATTACCGCCGCCATTATTACCGCCAAATACATTTATTGTATTTGGATATGCCCACGGTAAATCATCTATTGGAATATCTTTTTTATCAGAATTCAAATCCCATGAACCATCAAAAACGCCATATACATATATTTTGCATCTTCCTTTTTTTAATGGGTCTTCATTATCAACGATTTCTCCCAAATAAACTCCGGATATATCATCAGAAAATTCTTTTAAAAAACTTTTTTCGGACATAATTTATAAAATTTTATTTATTTGATCTGGTATAAATGATGTTAGTCCTTCTCTTGTAACTTGCTTTACAGCTCCTGGCGTTGTATTTTCAAATATTTTGCCTATGCCTATATTTATTGCGTCGACGCCTATGTTTAAAATTGAATGCTGTAAATTACTACGATTTAATTCCTTGCTTTTTTCTAATTGTTCAATATATGCCTGTGCAGAAGCTGTTTTTTCTGAATATCCTTCTGAAACTGGATATACAGATTGTCTTTTTTCTGCAAAAATACCATCGGCACTATGTGTTATATCATTTCTTTCCTGTACTGGATGCCTTTCTAAATACAAATCTGGTAATTTATCTAATTTTATAAAATCATTATTATACATATTCATTATATCATATTCATTAAAAAGTGTTTTCATTATATATTCTCCTATGACAAAATTAAAAAATGGATAATGAGATACCTTATGAACACGATTAGGATGTATTATCATTTTTGCTGTTGCAGGAGCAGAAACATCTGAATTAGATATTGTTGTCATCCAATCTGGTTCTGTAGAAAAGAAATCAAATTCGCAATCATGCAATTCAAATTCATGAACCGTAACGGCTTCAAACTCATATTCAAGTTCTTTGACATTTATATCTTTATCATTTAATAGCATTCCTCCAACACCACCAAATGTATTTATAAATTGATTTCCAGCAGTTACGTATGTATCTAATGAACCCATACTAACAGTAGAATCCAAGAATTTATGTCCTTCATTCCAATAATCCTTACCACGAGTCATTGGGTCTTTTTTATTTTTTATAGGAACATTATATTTTAATAAGCTCGCTAATTTTCCGAAGGTTGTATTAAATCTTCTAAATTCTAGTACATACACATTCATATTAAAAGTTCTTAAATTAACAGGTAGTATTTCTTTCATAGTTTCCATATCATATGCCATATTTCTATATAAATCAGCCAAAAAAGACATTCTCATATCAATAGATTCTAAGCAGTCTATTGTTATATTTTTTTCTTTTGCTCTATATGAATTTGCCTTATCTATTTTATATAAATCTCCAAGTCCAGATATTGATTGAAAAAACCACGGCGTCTTTGTTTGTAATTTATATAATGTGCTTGCAAATGCTTGCAAATATGCACATCTTTTAGGGGATCCTATGTTATAAAGATAATCTATAGCACTATCTAAATATAAATTCATATCATTTTTATTAGAATTAAATGGTCTAAATAATCCTCCTGCGGATATTACATCTGGCTGCAAGCTCCATCCATTATCGGGAAAAAAATCCAATCTAAATGACATATATGTAGGATCTTGTGCTTCCATAAACATATCTGGTTGTCCAACATTACTATTATATGTCAAAAAGTCTCTTGTTACTTTATCTAAAATAGGCATATATTTTTTTAATATATATATTTTTTATAAAAGTTTATCAAAAGAAAGAGAAAATGGACTATCTACATTAAATATTTTAATATCTGATGAATATTGTTTATATATTTTATATCGTTCTACTCCGTGCTTATACAAATAATTTTTATTATTATTAAATGATAAATTATCAACAAAATCTATAATATAAAAATCAGATTTATCTTTTAATTGTCTCATTCCTCTTCCTATTGACTGCTTGACAAGAATTTCTGATTTATATGATTCTGCAAAAAATATATAATGAATATTTTTAATAGATATTCCTGTTGCAAATGTTAAAAATGATGCTATAATGACCTTGTTATTTCCGGTTTCCATTTCGCTTTGATAATATGATCTATGATCTTGTTCTATGTTCCCATCAACATAATAGCATATTTTATCTGTATTATTTTTTAGATATTCATATATTTTATATCCATATTTATTTTTTATATCAGAAAATAAAACCATTGAATTTTTATCTGTTTCTTCAATCATTTTTAATATGAAATTCAATCTCTCATTATTATTTAATACAGTTACTTTTTCATAATAAAATGCCTTGCTTTTTTCCAAATTTTTATTTGTTCTAAGATTAAATAGTGTTTCAGAGATATCCTTTCTATTATAATTTAGCATCACAATTCTAAATTTTGCAAATGGAGCAAATCCTTCTTTGAATAAAAAATCTGGTGATATACGATTTAATACGGGGCCTAAAAGAGATAAAATAGTATAATATTCTGCTGTATTATCTTTTATAATAGTTCCAGACATTCCAAATTTATAATTTACGCAACTACATTTTTTTATTATATTTCTAATAGATCTTGCTCCTGCTTTGTGGCATTCATCAACATATATGACATCAAAATTTGACAAAAATTCTTTATCAAATTTTACAATAGACTGATATGTCCCTATAACAACATTTGGGTCTTTAGATATGATCTTTGAATTGCTATATATCAATGAAAAGGATAAATCCATTTTATCATTATTATATTTGATAAATTCTTCCATCATCTGCGTTGTTAATATTGTTGTAGGAACTATTATCAAATATTTATTTCCTAATGAATGTGTTTTTATATATGCAAAAACAATAAATGCTATTAATGTTTTGCCAGCAGATGTTGTAACAGAAGATGTACAGTATTTATATTTTAAAATATCATATGCTGTTTTGATTTGATAATCACGAGGTTTGATATCATTATCCTTAAAAAAATCATTTACCCATTCGATAAATTCATTATAATCTATTGATAAATCAAATATATTTTTTAGCCCCTCTATTTTCAAATCTATAGAATAAGACTGACATATATTATAAATTTCATTCCAAAGACCTATTGGAGCAGAATTATATTTAAAAAAATTTACATATCCATCCCATTTATTTGCTTTTACCAATGGATTGAAATACCAATTTTTTATTCGTTTTTTCAATGAATCTTTTAAAATGCTTAATTCATAATCATTGGCTTCTTTAACTTTTATATATTTTTTATCAGAAGTTACATATAAAATCATTATAAATAATTATTTATTATATATATATTATATAAAAATATAATTTTTTTATAATTGATGTCATTTTCAATTATCATCTTATGTGATTACTTTTTGAATTACATTGATATACAAACTTCATAAGTAATGTGCATTCAATAAAGAATATCTTAATCGATCCTTTGATTGCATACTGTGTACCGCCATTACAGATATTCTTAAATCCTCATTTTAGCAGCATTTTGATAATAATTATATGTGTTTTCTTTGTTTTCATATTGAATATTATGTTCATATAGAAAATGATTATAAGCCCATTTGGTACAGCCAAAACGTTTTAATAATAGTTCTTCCAGTTTTGACGTAGAATATAAACGAAATTTATATGATTTATAAATTTGTTCCATAATATTATATTTATAAAAAAAATAATTTTTTATATCATTATTCCAAAATTTGATATAAACGATTTTGCATATGATTTGTATCCATTTTGGTAATCTCTGCCAACACGTTTAATATAAAATTCCATATCCTCTGAATTTAATTGTTCTGCTAGCCAGCTCAAATCACCGTCAAATTTTATGCAATAACCAGCATAAAAAGTATATTCTTCTTTTTCCCATATAATAAAATTAGGATATAAACTAAGAGGTGATACAAGTATTTTCTTCCCCCAAGTATTATCGAGGCCTTGAGAACGGCCAAAAGCATACCACGATACCGGATTTTTTTTACCTTTATCTCTCAATAATAATCTATCTTTAATTGCTAAAAAGTATTTATAGGTATATGGATATAAATCTTTTAATTCACCTTCTGGTATAATTGTATATTTACCGTTAATTTTTTTATAAGGGAAAATTATCCATCTATTTTGTTCATCATTTGATGATTTTAATATAGACACTTTTATTATTGGCTTCAGTATATCTTTTTCAATTGTAAATACTCTACCATCTTTTAATTTTATAGTTGCCTTATCATTTTCTATAATTGGATCTTTGAAAATATAAAAATCATCTGCTAATGTAGTTATGCCAACATGTATTTTTGTTAATTTACCTAATGGTATTCCTCTTGTTTCTATTTCTTTAATTCTTTTTAAATCTGTATTTGATGCTATTGTCCATTTGTTGTAATCAATATTTGATAATTCTATTTCATCTACATATTTAATATATTTATCATATCCTTTATAATAGTAAAATTTATTTTGTCTCCAACTTTTATCTAATATAGTGATTGCCGAATATGTTGTTGCATCATCAAAAACTTGATGATGATTAAAATCGATTAGTTTTTTAATAATTTTTTCCTCCATAAGATAGTATCTTAATGATTTAGCGGTTTCTGTCTTAAAATAAGTATTGGGAGTAATATAGCCTAATTTACCTGTTTCGTTTAGTAAATTAATCCCAAGTTCAAAAAAAGCAATATAAATATCTGTTGAACCATTTTTACAAAAAAACCAATCTTTTTGAATTCTTTCACGTCTCTCATTTCCTAAATGTTGTATTCTAATATATGGCGGATTACCGATAACATAATCAAAAATATTAAAATATTGTTTAACATTATTTTTATTCAAACTATCCATTTGTATAATATTCCATTCAATTTCATCTATTCCATATTTTTTAATAACATTGTTTAGATATGTTTTACATTTAACAATAGCATTTTTATCAATATCAAACCCAAATATATTATTGTGTAATGCTTCTCTAATTTCATCTAAACTCAAATTGTTTTCAATACAATCTTTCAAAAATCTTTCTACTGCAACTACCAAAAAATTACCTTCTCCACACGATGGATCTATTATTTTTTTATCATAAATATTATTTTTATATTCTATATTGTCTAAAATTAATTCAACTATCCATTGAGGAGTATATACTACTCCATTTATCTTTTTAGAAGTAACATTCATATATGATGGTAAACTATTCACATTTTCAATTTGCATAATGCTATTGCTCTTCTTATAAATGTTTTAACTGAAAATTCAGATCTTATTTTTTTTACAGTCGATACCATTCCCATTCATAAGTTTCATATTTATAATGCCATTTGTGTTTTCTAGTTTTATTATAATATATAGAAAAATCATTCCATCTATCACCTTTATATTTATCAATATACCCAATATTTATATCATTTAATATCTTTATTTCTTTCAATGGATTTTTAAAAAAAGCATGTGTACTCACATGTTTTAAATTTACACATTGAGATAAATCTAATATTTCTATTTAATTATTTTCAAATGCTTCAGTATATATGTGTTGTATATTTGAATTTAATTTTAATTGTTTTATTTGATTATTTTCAAAAGCAAAAAATCCAATAATTTTTAAATTCATATATTGTGATAAATCTAATATTTCTATTTGATTTGTATTAAAGGCAGATTTATTTATTTTTTCAATATTTTTGGGTAATTTTAATTGTTTTATTCGATTATCATCAAAAACAAAATCAGATATAATTTCTAATTTTATTTGATTTGACAAATCCAATGTTTGAATTTGATTACTTGTAAATGCACCATTACATATTTTTTTTATATTTTGGGGTAGTTTCAATTGTTTGATTTTATTTATTTCAAAAGCATATTCTTCAATATTTTGTAAATTTATACAATTTGATAAATCTAATGATACAATTTTATTTTTCGAAAACGCACATTTTTCTATCTCTACAATATTTTGGGGTAAATATAAAAAATTGATATTATGTTCTTTAAATCCATATTCTGTTATTGATTTCAATTTCTTGAATCTTTCTAAATCCAATATATTTTGATTTTCAAATGATTTTTTAACATTTTTAATATTTGTTAAATTATTATTAAAATTAAAATAAAGTCCACTTAATATTAAATACTTACTTTTTTTCATAATTATTTATTTTTTAGTATATATATTATATAAAAATATAAAAAAAAATCATATTTACTTAAAAATTAATAAATAAAAATGAGCATAAAAATTAGATTTCTAAAGAATCAAAAAACAAAAATAATATCAGCATTTGATACAATATTAGATTGTGATATAGATTCATTAAAATTAAATATAAACAACGAAAATGTTTTTTCATTTATCAATAATAAAACTATTTGTACAGCTATTATAAAAGAATATGACAAATCAAGAGAATTTTTTTATGAGCATTATGATGTGCAATTCTTAAATGATATATCCTATAATTATAATTTTAATACAAAACACAGAGAATATTGTATTTTATATATTGATGATATTGAAATATCAGGAGGATTATGCACACTAAAACGAATAACAGAACAAAATAATATCCTATATTTTGAAATAGAAATACTAAATCAAATAGAAGACTTATATGAAAAATCCAAAGGCATACAATTAAATGAACTTGGTAATTACAATATAATATGGAATGAAGATAATATAAAAACATTGCTATCTGATGAAATCAATGGATTTTCATTAGTACCACTAAATGATGGAGAAAGTGTACGACAAGATTCTATAAATACATCAATAAAAACAATATTTGATACAAATACAATTCCTGTTGCAATAAATGTTAATAAAATATTAAATGATGGATTAAGCAAACTTGGACTATCTATTAGAGATAATTCATTTTTAAATTCAGAATATATAAATAATTTATGGATATTTGATAACAAATCAGAAATATTAGAATTTTATCAAGAAGAATCACAAGAACTTCTTGATATTTCATATGAAGATATATCATATAATTCTATAGAAAAATATACAATTAAATCAATAGAATCGTTTATTGGTATGACCGGTATGACAGGTATGACTGGACTTGAATATTCAATATATACTAAAAAATATAATTCAAATATATCACCATTAAATATCGAAAAAAAAGAAAATGAAAAATATAATTTTACATATAAATATATAAATACAGAATATGATTCTAACTTTTCTGACTATACAAATAAAAATATATCATCAATAACATTAGTAGGTAATACTAAATATAATATAAAAATAAATAATATTGATTGTATCATAAATTCAACTAATGATATAGACATATATAGAATACATACAATATTAAAATTTAAAAATACAAAAACAAACGAAGATGAGATATATAATTTTTATAGTGACATAACTCCAATTGGTACAACAACAAATTTAAATATAGAATTTGAAAAATATATAAAAGATAATACTATTGTTACAATATATTCGCAGGAAGAATTGGGAATATTATTTTCAAATGAAAATGATAAAGAATATGATTTTAATATCACAAAAAATATATCTTCATATTCTTTAATAATAGAAAAAATAAAAAATGATAAAAAAAGAATAATAGGAGAGGAATTAAATTTATTTTCACAAATTCCAAACATTTCACTTTATGATGTTCTTTCTGGTTTACAACAGATGTTCAATTTAGTATTTAAAATAACAGATAATACTATTGATGCTATTCCATTAAAAAATTACTATGACAAAAGTAAATATATTAACATTGACAAATATGTGAACTATGATAAAGAAATTATTATAAAGCCATCAATAGATGAATTTAAATATAATAATATATCATTAAAATATGATGTAAATAAAGCCGACTATTATAATTTATATTCATATCTATATGATAACAGAGAATATGGTGAATATAAATCATCAATAGAAACATACAATAAAGATAAAATAAATATAAAAAATCCACTATCTATATGTAAGACTGGAACATATAAATATAATAATTTACTAGAATTTACATCCAGCTTTAATATAAATAATGAAAATCTTTTAAAAGTTACACCATCAAAATGTTTTATAGGATACAAGGAACTAAAAACATTCGATATACCATTAGATACAATATATTTATATTATGATGAAAATAATTATAATAGCTATAATCAAAATAAATATAATATATTCACTCATATATGCTCTGCAATAGACTATTGCTATGATACACCAAAATTTATATTTTTTAAAACAACTGAATATCAACAAAAAAATTTATTTTCCGAATTTTTTTATGAAAATATACAGGAAAATATATCAGAACAGGGAAAAATTATAACATTATTTGCTAACATAAATATAGAAACATTACAACAATTATATAGCATAAATGTAGTATATTATAAAAATATCTATTGGAAATTATTGGAAATTAAAAATTGGCAATATTATGATAATAATGTAATCTTAAAATTACTAAAAATTATTGACATAGAAAATATAAATTTAAATAATAAAAAAATTATAAAAATAGATATAAATCAAAACTATCTAAAACCTATATTAATAGACGAACAATTTTTATCAGGAAACTTTTTAAATGAATTATCTGATAATGCAGCTATAATAAGCACATCAAAAGAATTATTTAATTTGCATGATATTCTTTTAGATATATCAAATTTACAAGAAGGAATATCAGGAGCAAGTGGAATTTATGAAGAAATAAATGAAATAAATAATGAAATAAATCTAATTAATACGGATATATCGGGTATTCATTTAGCTATAACAGGTATCAATACAGATCTATCAGGTATTCATTCAGCTATATCAGGTATTAATACAGATTTATCAGGTATTCATTTGGCTATAACAGGTATCAATACAGATTTATCGGATATTCATTCATCTATAACAGGTATCAATACAGATCTATCAGGTATTCATTCATCTATAACAGGTATCAATACAGATTTATCGGATATTCATTCATCTATAACGGGCATCAATACAGATATAGATAATATTAATACGGATTTATCGGATATTCATTTAGCTATAACAGGTATCAATACAGATTTGTCCGATATACATTTATCTATCACTGGTATTAATACGGATTTATCGGATATTCATTTAGCTATAACAGGTATCAATACAGATTTATCGGATATTCATTCATCTATAACAAGTATTAATACAGATCTATCGGGTATTCATTTAGCTATAACAGGTATTAATACAGATTTATCGGATATTCATTTAGCTATAACAGGTATCAATACAGATCTATCGGATATTCATTCATCTATAACAGGTATCAATACAGATCTATCAGGTATTCATTCATCTATAACAGGTATTAATACAGATTTATCGGATATTCATTCATCTATAACAGGTATCAATACAGATCTATCAGGTATTCATTCATCTATAACAGGTATCAATACAGATTTATCAGGTATTCATTCATCTATAACAGGTATTAATACAGATCTATCGGGTATTCATTT